ATGAAAAAGATAAGAACTAACCGCAGTAATCTAAACAAATCAGTACGAAAAAAGAAAAAGGTCAAATCAGTACAGTTATCCTTCGATCAGTATGAGAACATTATTTGTAGTAACATACCAATTGCAAGAATTTGCAACATATTCAAATTGAATATCGATAAGCAGTACTTTATAGATATGAGGCGGAATAAATTACCTGAATATGCTGAATGGTATATGAAGGTTAAGGGTAAATCAAAAAAACAATAATTGGCAGGATGCCCCAAACAAAAGGAATTGAAAATGTATAATAAAGAATGGGTGCTTACACCCGATCAATATCTAAGTGATATTGCACATGAAATGGATTTTAGTACCGGAGTAGTTTTGCTACATGCTGATGTAGGTACTGGTAAAAGTCACTACTTTAGCCAACTTGATAACTATCATTTTATCGCACCATTACTAAGTATAGTTCTAAGTATTAGTGGTAAAGATGTTAGTACATGGAATAGTAAAGTATCTCAAGTACTGAATGCTAACGACAAATCGATTTATAAAACACAAACTTTAGTCATTGATGAATGTCATGGTCTATATACAGATTTCTCGTATAAAGAAGCAGTGATTAATGATCTTATGAAACTTATCCCATTGTTTAGAAGTGTCATTCTAATGAGCGGTACTACAGATAGGTCATACTTCTCTGCAATAGATATAGGCCGCGTATATCGCGTCAGGAAGCCTTCTAAGGCACGTAAAGAGCTACATCATCACATTGTACCCAGTAATTTAAAGAAAGCCTTAGAAGCGGGTATATTGAACATTAAGGGGCAACGCAAAGGTATAGCTCTCATAAATGATATCAAGCTTTGTAAGCGTATCCAGAGACAGTACGGGGAACGGGCATTAGTAGTTAGTTCTGAAGTTAAAGACGATCCAAAAGTACAGCAATTCTATAAATCAAAATCTATGACATTCAAAGGCATGATTGAAGGTGAGTATGTAGAACATGATTATGACTTAATTTTGGGTACTGATTCGATACGGGAAGGCTTGAGCATTGAAGATAGCTTAGATGAGGTAAATGTATTCATCTACCAGAGCCGAGATCCTGATAGTATCGAACAATTTACTAATCGATTCCGTAATGTCAGTGGCCTAAAGCAAGTCCACTACTATACGCATGACCTACCACATATAGATGCAAAGCCGTTTGATATTGAAGCGTTACAACGTGATGCTGATATGTTTTGTAAAATTGTTAACTATCGTTTTGATAACTTCGAAACCGAAACCTATAAGAACATTTATCGTAACAACTATGGCAGCGACATGAAAGGTTCAGGGCTTGTCTATGATAAGAGTACTGAACAGTATGTAATAAACAATATCTTTATCGACTGGCAGCATTACAAGCATCGTGAAGCACAGTATCGTAACGACATTAACCTTTTCAATGAACGCATGGCTCAGGAGTATGGCTTCAGTTTAGGTATGCCTGATGTGGTCCAGGTCAGTAAGGATGATGCACAGGAGCAGAAGGATGATCTTAAAAAAATCGCTGATCAGGAGCAGGTAGAACGCGAGGAAGTACTTCTACAGTTAGCTGAAGATTTTGAATCCAGCAGCTTTCGTAAGCTAGGAGAATGTGAGCAGTACGATGTAGTGCGTGAATCCATCTCTAAGCTTATCAAGAAGGGGCTAAGGGGTGAGGACATACGTAAGGTGATCGAGGGCGTCATGGCTGATAGTGACTTCATTAGGAAGGTCTGGAGTGATAACAGTTACATTGATGATGATAGGGCAATACGTAAGCATATCCAGAACTTCATGATAACGAACTGTATCGATGGTGAGTTTGATAAGACAACCTTAAACCGTGTTGCAATGTCAGTAGTAGAAAAGGTACTGAAGGATCTGTTCATGCGTGATGTGAAGATCATGGTAAGCAATGCTGTATGGAAGCAATACGTAGGGGAGAGTAACGGTACTCTCATCATCAAGAAGGACAAAGCTAAAGAGATCCTTGCTCGCTACATCCGAATCGGTTCACAACGTCGCCGGGCAAATGGGAGTCGCGAGTGGTTTTACTGGGTAGAGGATTTCACTCTATCTGGGATCGTACTGGAGCAGGTCGTGCAGCTTGAAGTACTACATGAACCAGAGTTACTCCAGGTAGTAGCATTGAAAGCGAGGCTAGCCGCACTAAGGGCAGCCGCTTGATCGGCCTGTCCACACCCCCCTATTAATAGTTTCTATAATAATATTACCTGGGGTGTGGACAGTACTTTATAATAACAATCATACTCACAAACGCAGTTGTAGAGGGGACTGGACAGCAGAGCTATAAATATTTCTAGAGGTAATTTATGGATATAGAAAAATATAACTACTCATTTGGTACAGAGTACCGGGTGTTCAAAGATAAAGTACTCATTGGCATTGTCCTTCAGGTAGGGGATACCAACTACTACTGGAATAAGCAGTACACACGAATCAAAAATAGCTTTCATGAATTTGATATGATCTATAGTAGCGTATTCGGCCTACGATTTCTGTCGGAAGAGCGGGAGTATGGGAAGGAAGCATTAAAGATATTGTTCCTGAACGGCATGAAAGCAAATCACAATATCGAATCATATGATTTAGCAGAGGCACAAACAACGCACAAACTATTTAAAAGGAATCAAGTACTATGAAACTAGGGTTTAACGTGAACGGAATAGAAGTACCAGCAGAACTCGATGTACTCCGAAATGACAAACCAAGTCAAGTAATGAATAATTTAGCTATTAGTACTTATGGGAAAATGAATAGCTCATTAATTTTCTTTTTTAAATTGTCATGCTTAGTTCTTAAGGAATTTGAAGTTTCAATAAGCTCCTTACCATAATTTAAATTGTGCTTCAGTCTGTCGGAGTAGTCTTCAACACCAAAACCAATTGCACCGCTAAGTGTTAATAATGCTCTGGAGTTACTTCTAAAATATTCTTTGAATATTTTTTCGTCGCGTGGCTCTACATTCCAGAATATAAGGGATTTTAACTCTGCCTTTAAGGTGATTAATTTTATTTGCATTTCATCAATTATAATTCTTTGTTTTATTACTAACTCCTCAAAATCTTTTGGCTGATAATCCGGATCAGTATTATTAAGATCGCTGACTCGTAGATAAAGGTTTCGCATTTCCATAGAAAAAACATCACAGTTATTTAAAAATAACGTAACCTTGTTCAGAGCATTTTCTTTGATTTTAGTCTTGAACCAATCTTTTGCATTCCATGCTGCATATATTGCCGCTCCAGCCATCAAAAGATCTGCAATAGAACTAAACCAGTCGGTGATACTACCTAGATCTAATGGCTTATCAAAAACAATGTTCGCGATAGCAATTAGTTCTAAAACAAACATAAAGGCTGTAATAGTTATTACTGCTTGTTTCCACTTTTTGAGCTTTAACATTAAGAGTTCTAAGCATTTTCTTGATTGGTAAGTACTATCATACTAAAGAGCCAAAAGCAGCACAAACACTTTGCAAAGTAGCACCAAAGGGGCTATATTATCTGTACAGGGTAGCGAATAGTCGCAGCCCGACAGCCCGAAAGGAAGAATGATGAGTACTAACGATATGACTACCGCAGAACTCGAAAAAATTCACGCAGAAATTGCCAAGCTTATTGCGGAGACGAGTAAACTAAATAGAGAATCAGCCTGGTATCCGATAGTAGTCGCTACTGGCCTGATCGGAGCGGTGGCAACGATGACAGCACTACTCATAAAATTTATTTAACACGAAGCCCCTTGCGGGGCTTTTTTGCTTTCTAGGGAACATATGCGACTGATTGACCAATACACGCCACCGAGTACCGAAGATCTTAACAAGCTGAAAATCCAGCTTGGGTACACAGGAAACCAGATGGCGGATCTTGCTGGGGTATCGGGTAACAACCAGTGGCGGAAGTACACAGGAGGTACTTCTCCCCGCGATATGTCCCTACACATACTCTTCTACCTGGCAGCACAGCTAGCACTATCGCCAGAAGAACTTGATAAAGTACTATCCAAGATGAAAGAGATCGGGGCAGAAATTAAATAAAAAAAGCCAGTACCGCAACGTACTGGCTGCTCAAGGTCAACAATACAAAGGGTACTCCATGTGTAACCTTAGTACCTCATAGACTGATTAACCAAGAGTTAATTTCTAACTTTCTTATTGCATGACGATATGCATAATCTTTAGAATGCTCTGGTACTACCCCTACCTTAATGGGCTGGTTTGTTTGGTAGGTAGGGTGTAGTACGTATTGCCAGTACCAAAATGTACTGGCATTAGCTCATTAGAACCAAGAATCAAAGAATCCAGAGATTTTATCGCAAATATAATTTTTAGCTGCTTTTAATGGTTCTCTAACGATTTTGGGTAGAGGAGCATTATCAATTACTGAATCAAGCACGTCTTTTACGGCTTCTGTGAACCCCTTTTTTGATTCTTTCTTAACCTCGTCAGTTTTATTCTCTTCACGAAGGGTACTATATACTGCTGCTTTTGATCTCTTGGGCAATTTCAATATCATTTTCTTAACTAATAAGTCGATATTAAATTTACGCTTCGTAGATACTGCAATACATCCATTATTAGGCTCGAACAATCTGCTATAGATATCGACTTCTTTCCGCTCTAAACTTTCACGTTGTTCGTTAGATGGGCGGTTAGTATCCCTATTCCACTCATCTGACGGCTCAACTTTATCCGCTTGGTTAATGACGAATATTATTTTTTCTTCTGCATCTAATTTCTTAATAACATCGTTATAGAATTTTTCATCAGGGCCAAGTGCTCGATCATCTGCTTTAATTACCCAAAGGATAAGATCAAGAGAAGGTATTTGTTCTTCATAAAGTGCGGCATATTCATCATCCCGTTCTTGGCTCTCACCAACACCGGGTAAATCTACTAATGTAAGAAAACGACCACCAACATCAATACGAAGCTCTTCTACCGTGCGAGTACATGCCTCAACATGGCTTACCTTGCAAACATCTTGTTGAAAAATAGCATTACATAGGGAAGATTTACCAACGCCAGTTTTACCCATTACACCAATTCGAGGCTCATAATCGATTACCTCAGTTAATTTCTTTTTAGTGTACTTTGCAATTTCTGGTGGCAGTTTATCGAAAAGATCATCTAAAATTTTAGTTCTTGAATTTTTGCTGCGTGTATTTTCTTTTACGTTCATATTATTTTCTGATTGATCCGTTTTCATGTGGGCAGTAGTATCAGCAACAGAGGCACTAACTACGCTGCTTAAATTAGAAAAAAATCCCATACAAAAGCCCTTAGTAAATTATTCAATGTTAGTTGTTGTTTGGATGAGGTAACATACTGTTATAACTGAAACATTTTGTAAAGTACCAACTACTAATTTTGATATTATCAAAAAGGCAACTCCCCCTGATCGCAGAACCAATCATCATCCACCGCAGCCGCTTTCATCCTCTCCTGATCCCCATCATACCCCACCGCCGCCAGTACCGAATCGAACAACCCATCACCAACGAACATGAAACAATTCCTCTCTATAGTACCGATCCAATACATCCCCGCCTCGTTTTGAAACAATACCTTCTCGCCTATTAGCACATGTTCCAGTACCGATCCGTAGTAACACACACGATACCAATGGCCCAGATGTTCGAACGGCTGTACGCCACGCGTCTGTGATGGATCAAACCCTGTCTTACTTGTCATTATCATCCCTCCCTCTATCACTGTATGTATGTACAGTATTACACATCCTTTCATAGCTAAGGCAAATAAAAAATTTATTCCTATTGAAATCATTGCCTTAAGTGATATCTCAAAAAGTTATGGAAAAATTAATATTGATATCTATTTGAAATTGATCAATAAAATGATCATTTTCAATAACTTAGCTGATTGACACAACCTGGCACAGCCATTCGTACAATCTCGCTATTGCACATATCAATGGATGAAAAATGAAAACTACACAGCAGCCATACCAGTTTGTCGCAGAACCGATTACCTCCGTAGCAGGACAACTTCTGGGAGTATCAGTACAGACGGTGCTACTCAATGATGGGGTACATGTACAACATCCAGAGTTGGTGATCAGAACCTGGAGTACGGATGAGAAACGTAACTACCTATATGAGCAACTATCGACAATTACTAAACAAGCGGCCTGGATACTCAAACGTGGCGTAACAGTATCGTTACCTGTATGTGATGAAGAGTCTGCCGTACTACTGAGCCATGATAATGCACTGCGTTATGCACTAAGTTCATTACCATTCGTAAGACTAGAACTCTCAGAGAGTATCAGTACGGTACGGGATGAGTTGAGGGGCATACGTAATGCTATGTGGCTGTCTGACCTTGGGAAGGGGGATAGTGATGTATCTGGCCTCGTTACTCATAACTATGATGTAGTGAAGCTGGATAACGGTTTTTTCAATAATGAGGTAAACAAGCCTACATTCCCCGTCCTCATTAAAAACCTGCGGGAGTATTGTGATCGGATCATTGTTCCCTCCTTAGAGGACAGGAGACATGTACCAATGTTACGGGAAGCAGGTATCTGGGGAGTACAGGGCCAGTACCGTACCGTGCCATTCACTAAGGTTCATACCCTGATGTAAGGAAACATACATATGAAGGTATGGCTCATGATGGTGATAGTACTTACTGGTTGCAATACTCATCACAGTTTCATGGATAAGGCATTAGTAGGGTATGTAGACAGTCAGCACGCCGTTGTAGTATTCCCTGCTGGCGAGCGTAACGGGGTGAAGTACTACCGTCCACAGTTTCAAAGTGATTGCCATTATAACAAGTACTATCAGGATGATGATAGCAGTACGGGTTGTATGATACGAGGGTCACGACTTGTTGATCTACATCCATACATTGAGCATAAAAGTAAAGTTACAGTGCGGCAGGTTGATAACAATTATGATAATTTTGATAACGTGAATACACTAATACACATACCGGATAATATATGATTAAGAAAGCGTGGTTGTTAGTTCCATTGGTGTTTAGTTCCTCTCTGTATGCTGCTGAAGCTAATGTTGGGCAGGTATGTAAAGCTGCTGCTGCATCAATGTTTGGGCGTGATCATAAGATCATGAAGCTTGATAAGGTTGAAGCGGGCATTGCGTATGTACACTACATAAGGAAGGACGATGATTCGCGATGGGCAATCAAGTGTAAACTCATTGGCGATCAGGTCATGTGGGCATCTGATAACCCAGACAGTACTGGTCGTTGGCGTGATAATCCAGCAGACAGCGTAGTGAAGTATTCAGTTAGTGGTAAGAGGCTCACTATCTCAGAAGTGTATAGCGATGGGTCGAGTACTGATAACTCATATCCGTTAAAAGACTTATAATCAGGCTAAGCCTGTTACACATCAACCCGCTAAGGCGGGTTTTTTTGTATCTGTATTCTGCTTACCTGCCTATATGTAATACTCATCACAGTTTCATGGACAAAGCGTTAGTTGCAGATTTCCAGGGTAGACGAATAGTAGTGTTTCATGATTACACTAGGGGCAGCAGTATTGAGTACTACCGACTTCAGTTCCAAAGCGATTGCAAAGTGTAGTACCGCTATGAGGATAACATCAGTACTGGTTATAGCATACTTGGGGATCAATTATTTAACATTCGAGGTTATCGATAATGGGATTGCAGATTGTTGGCATTGAGAATGTAGGGAACATTGATAATGAGAGGTTAGTACTACGGGTAAGCGGAGAGCCGGTAGCTAACTGGACGTATGCAGTACTGAGCACACCAGATAAGCCCCGTCATGCATACTACTTTGATGATGAAGATCCATATGCAACTCTGATTGATGGGGACAAGGTGTACCTCTATACGGGAACTGGAGATAACTGCATAGAACGCAACGGAGATCAGAAGGTAGCACACTACTATTGGGGTTTGAGTGAAAGCGTATGGAACAAGGGCGATAAGATCACCCTCCTTGAAATAGCACAGCGTACTGATAAGAATGTGTAATACAGATAATGTCCGTAATGCTTAATATAGTATTACGGACATAATGAATAGTACTTACTCGAAGTTGTAATCTATAATCTTGCCAGTATCTGCATCAAACTTACATGAGTACTGAACGTTTTTATAAGCACCAAACCCGTTTTGAGCTTGAGCCTGATCGCCGTACATTTCGATTACTTTTGAATCCTTACTAACCCATGCATAAGTAACAAACGCTGGATTAGTCATAGAATCTTTCCATTTAAAATCATACTTTGCAAGACCTGCAATTGCTTGCTGGCATTCATATACAGGATTGTGATGATGTTGTGCATAGTTGATTGGATTCTTATCTTCCTCTGCTCTTTTTGTTGCAAACTCTGCATCTTCCTTAGCCTGACCCTCCTCCCCCCATATTCCGAAGGTTGCTAAAAGTGTGATAAAGAATACTGGTAAGGCAAGTAAACCACCTAACCAAATGATACTTCCTTTCTCCCAATTCTTTTTAGTACCTTTGTGCTTAACCCACTGGTAAGCACCTACTGCCATAGCAATCGCTATAAAAAAACAACCCTGAACATTCATTGTAATAACTTCCGTTATGCTGTGAAGGTGAGATTGTACTACTGCATAGTGCTTTTGAATAGATCCAGAAGAAGTAGTTGATAAATAGAAATAGGTTCTACTGCAACTTCAGAACAACTCGTAGTTTCGACCCGATCTTTAACACGCGTATCTTTGCAAAAAATCTTATCCCGCACCTCACAATAACAATAAAAGGAATGATCATGGCTCAACAAAAATTTTCAATGAGGAATCTTGCACGCATGTACGGCTACGATGAGAGTACTGTTCGTTCATGGCGTGATCGTGGTATGCCTACTGACTCAGATGCTGACGCCCAGGCATGGATAGTACAGAACATCATTACACCTCTACGGGATGTTGATCTACAGGAACGGTTACAACAGGAACGGCTACGTAAACTAGTAGCAGAAGCTGACAAAGAAGAACTAGAACTTCAGGAAATGACCGGGCAACTTATTAGTACTGCCTACCTCCAGCAATCTCTTACATCGTACTTCTCACAAATTAAAAACCAGATGCGAACTATACCCGTTAAAACCTATCTTGAATTATTTGAAAGTAAGGATGCACTAGAACTAAAACAAATATTAAGTGCTGCTATCGATTCAGTACTACAGGAAATTGGTAATTCAGAATTTGAGTTACCAGAGGAAGAACAAAATGAACAACAAGGAAAAGTTGAAATCAATACTACGGATAGTACAGAAAGCAATTCAGCCTCCAAAGAAACTCCTACCGAGTGATTATGCTCAAAGCACTTTAAGGTGGTGTGATGGTCACTTTAGTGGGGAATTAATGAAGTTACATCCCTATCAAATTCAACCGCTGAATGAAATAGTAAACCCAAAAGTTAGAAAAATTGTATTGTGCTCAGCGGCACAAATGCTCAAGACTTCTCTAATGACTGCAAGTATGTGCTATCTGATGGCTAATGATAGTGCAAATATGGCATACGCTTCCAGTACTGCTAAGGAAACTAACCAGTATGTAGCAGCTAAATTAGCACCAACGATAGAACGCTCTGGATTGCAGGCATTAGTTACTAATAAAAATGATAAAACAAAAGCTAATAACCAAAACCAGTGGCAGTTAACAAGCGGTGATTTTCTCTATTATATGAATCTAAATGCCGCATCAACTTTGCGGTCAAAAACTATTAAGTATGCTTTCTTAGATGAATGTTCAAACGTTGATGTAGATGGGGCGGAAGGTAATCCATTGTCTCTCGCTATCGCTAGAACGGCCCAATTCACCGATGGCAAAGTAATGCTAAGTTCAACACCAAAGACGAAAGATGATTTGATCATGCAGGAGTACAATTTAAGTAACCAATGTAAGTACTTTATCAATTGTCCTCATTGTGATCATGAACATGAAATTGTTTTTGAAAATATTAAGTTTCAATGGAAACAAATAGAGGGGGGCAGGCGTGCGATACCAGATGCCGATACTGCAAGGTTAGAGTGTCCTGAATGTAACCATGAAATTACTGAATCTGAAAGGGTACGTGCGGTTTCAAATGGTAGATGGATCGCAACGAATCCAGAAGTTACTGATGTAGCCGGATACAGTATCAGTCGTTTATATTCGCCCATTACAACGATCAAACGCGTCGTACAAGAGTATGCAGAGGCTCATTATAACTTCTCACTCATGACGTTCTACAATAATATTTTGAGCCTCCCATTTGAAGATGAAGTAAACAAGGAACTCGATCTTGTTCTACTGGAGAATTTAAGAGATCCAGAGCTAGATATTAATTCAATACCCAGTACTGCACAGGGTCTAATCTGTTCAATCGATCAGCAAGAGACACGTTTAGAATGTTTGACATGGGCATTTGATGAACACAATGTATGGTTAGTTAACTGGCGTGCATTCTATAGCGAAGACTGTACTAAAATTGAAGCTAAGGCATATGTAGAGCTAGATAATTACATACATAGGACAGCGTTTAAAACCGTATGTGGAAGGCCATTGAAAGTACTGGGTACATTTATTGACTCCAGTAACGGTACTGCTACGAATACGATTTATAAATGGTGTATTGGCAAGCCTCTCGTATATCCAATCAAAGGTTCTTCAAGTCCAAATGATCCTTTATTCAGAAAGTCTATAAAGGCTGGACATGGCCTAATACTCTTTAACGTTAATGCAGCAAAGACAGAAGTTAGAAAATTGCTCAATGGTGCTTTATCTGATCACTCTGAAGAAATGCCAGTAAAGATACACTTTGCCCACGATTTACCAGATGACTGGTTTATGCAAATGACTTCAGAAATGTTAAAGCGTAAGAACGGTAATCTGTACTGGGTTCTAAAGCCTGGCTATAAACGCAACGAAGCTATAGATCTTACTGGCTACTGCTACGCAGGGATGATGTACTGTCTTAGCACTTTAACCAATACACCTTTTGCAGAGCTAAGAAAGTTCAATGCTAAACAGAAAATTATAAATACAGTAGAAGAACCTACACAAAATAAACCAGTCAAGAAACCACAGCGTAGGCATAACTGGTTTGGTCAAGGAAGACTATAAACATGAAAGAACAAATTTTCATTGGAGAAAACATTACTGAAGTGATTCCAGCCAATAGTACTTTAAAGATCGGTAACAGGGAAACGACAGTATTTGAATACAGCAATTTGACTGATTCAGATACAAGCATTCAAATTAATACATCAAAATGGGAAACTGGAACATTTTCAGTTGTACTAAACAAATCTGGGGAGATTTCTATCAGTACTACGGACATTATCGATCCGCTGGCTGTAACAGATGAATTCAATCATTGCAAAATGATGATCAAAGAAATCGATCAGGTTATTGAAGACCGTACTAAGAATGCCGTTACTACAGTTACGATTAATAATAAAACTATTGTTAATGAATCTTTAGACGCACTTTATAAAGTTAGAAGCTTATATGTAAAACGTGCAAACGATATACTTAAAAAGAAAAATAAAAAGGGCGGTATCTTCAAAAGTATTACCGTATTCAGGGGGTAATACATGGGATGGTTTAATAGAAAACAGAAGTCAGAAAAAGTACCATCACCAAAACCGCAACGAGAAAAGGCTGACAGTACTTTGAAGCGACAGCTACAAAGTCAATCATCAGTAATGAGTTTTGGTTTCGGTGGTACTACGAGCAATAACATTAACTCTATCATTCGAATGACACTCGAAACCGCACGTAATAAATCTCGTGACCTAACCTTAAATAACCCAATAGCAAGAAAGTACAACACACTTACGGCAGATGGTGTAACAGGGGCAGACGGGATTACGATTCGGCCTAACGTTCAATTAGAGTTTGGCGATTCAAATGCAATTAATAATCTCTTAGACAAACTATTTTACCAATGGGCTGAGGATGCAGAAAACTTTAGCATTGATGGTAAGTTATCCATCGATCTGTTCCAGCAAATCGTAGAGAAAACCAGAGCCAGGGATGGGGAATGTTTTATCCGTTTCCATAATATGGAGGGATTGAAAATTGAAATCATTGATGCAGCTCGTTTACCTACTAACAAATTCGGTCAGGTTAAAAATGGATATGTAAGTAATAGCATCGAGTTCGATCAGTACGGAAAACCTGTTGCTTATTACATTGCCAGATACAATCCAGTACTTCAGGCAATTGATTTTAGTAACTTTGAACGAGTTCCAGCAGACGAAATATGTCATTATTTTATTGCTGAATACGGTGGTTATCAGGAGCGTGGATTACCGGATCTGCTATCAGGTACTCAAGTACTAAAAGAATTACAGGAATATATTAATGCTAGTATCGTTGGTAAGAAAATCGCTTCTTCCACGATGGCATTTATTCAAAATAGTGCAACAGAATATAATGCACTTGATGAATCTACTGAAACGCAAATCTATCACGAATATCTGGAGCCTGGGATGATCGCAGAGCTACAACCCGGACAGACCATTTCAACAGTTAACCCACAAGCAGGCGTAGATCGTATAGATGTATTTGTTGATCAATTGATGAGTCAAATCGCTATGAGTTTAGGCGTAACTAAGATGGTTCTATTGGGTGATACAAGTTCAGCCTCATTCTCAGCAGCAAAACTATCTGACAGATGGCAACAGACAGCTTATAAAACCCGTAGCAATGCACTAATCAGTAAAGTACTAAAGAAAATATATAGTACCTGGCTACGAAATGAAATGATAAATAATACTAAATTAGAAAACTTATCTTTTACTGATTTCAATAGTCTTAAAGAAGCTCGATATATTCCAGTGGTTCCAGTGAGTATTGATCAAACTAAGGATGCTGAAGTTCAGCAAATGTATTTGGAAATGGGCGTTAAGTCTAAATCTATGGTTATCCACGAAATGGGGCAAGATCCAAATATTGTATTTGAAGAGATAAGAAAAGAACAACAAGGAACTTCAAATGGATTTGAAGATGAAACAAACAAGGGAGATGAATCTCCAGGAGACTCCAACTAATCGAGAAGTATTACTTTCTTTCAGTTCTGAAACTCCCGTTGAACGTTATATTAACGGTAAAGCTTATAATGAGATTCTGATTCATACAAATGAGGCTGTAGATCTAACCCGTCTAAAGGATGGAGCACCATTACTTTTCAACCATGATTACGATAGTCATATCGGTACTGTTGATACTTGCAGTATTGATCCCGACCGTGTAGGCCGTGCTTTGGTTCGTTTCAGTTCTGTAGGTCTGGGTGCAGAAAAATTTGCAATGGTACAGGAACGTACATTACAGAAAGTATCTGTAGGCTATGAGATTCTTGATTTCGTAATTGATGGTGACAATCTTTTAGTTACTCGCTGGATGCCTATTGAGATTTCTATGGTTTCTGTTCCAGCAGATAATAATGTTGGAATTGGGCGTGAATTATCAGATGAAGAAATCGAATTACCAGAATATGTTAGTACTGAAACTGAAGAAGAAATAACTCAAGAAAGCGAGCCTCAATCTGAAGAAACAAGTGCTGAATCTTTAGCAGTATCTCAGGATGTAAATATTGAACCAGAATCCGAAGATATTCGTGCTGAAGAAGATGAAGTAAATACTGATGAAGAATCTACTGCTGAAAGTGATGATACAAATACAGATGACGATCTCAGTACTGAAAATGAGTCTGATGAAAAAGAAAAAATAAATAAAGAAGAACAACGGCTCAAAGAACTACGTTCTATGGGTTCATTGTTCAAAGTGGACGCAGAAAAAGCAATCCAGGAAGGATGGTCTGTAACTGATTTTAAACGTTCCCTTAAAAATAAAAAAATCCATAACGTTAAGGAAAACAAAATGGAAAACATTCTAAGCAATGCTATTCGCTCAATTACCAGTGGCGTAGCAGATGAAAATTTACAACGTACTGAGCGTGGGATCGTTATTCCTGTTAATGCTCTACGCACTTCTACTACCGTTGGTGGTGCAGCACTAGTTAAAGAAGATATGGTAGATTCTTATATCGATCTTCTACGTGCTAATTCAATCCTATCCCGTTTTAATGTACAGGTCTTTTCCGGTCTAGCTGGCAATGGCAATCTAGTAATTCCAGTTGCTTCCGGTATGGGTTCTGCATTTGGTATTGTTGCAGAAGGTGCTGATTCTCCTATTCACGATTCAGTATGGACTAACAAAACCCTAAGCCCTAAAACCTTTACTGGCAGTACTTCAATCACTCGTACTCTACAAATGAGTAATGGTGCTACTGAGCGTTTCGTTTCTGAGCAACTCGTTAAGAAAGCTGCAAGCGATCTAGAGAACCTAGTACTAGCCAAAGTCTATTCTCAAGCAACTAAACAAACTGCTACTGCTTTTGATATGGTTGCTATTGAAACTGCAATTGAAACTTTAGGTACTGCAAACGTAGCAGTAGAGAATCTAACTGCGATTGTTCATCCTTCTGTTTATTCACAGTTGCGTCAAACCCCAGTAGCAGGTAATACCGCCGCTAAGATGATGGTTGAAGGTTATCGTGAAGATCAATGGCTACTTGATGAAGTTCGTGTAATCGTTTCTACTCGTGTACCAGCAGATACTATTTGCATTGGCAACTTTGATGAAATTATTTTGGCTCAGTGGGAAGATCTAGTTATCGACCGCGATACTACTACTCAACGTGCATCACAAGGTCTAGTACTACGTTCATTCGCCTACATCGATTATGACGTTGCACATGCTGAATCTTTCGTTGTTATCACTAAGGAATAATGAATGAAAGCATTTCAGAGCACACAATGTGATGTGTTTCTAAATGCTTTCGGTCAAACGATCCAAACTTCTACGGGAAGTACTTTTACTGGCATTGTAGAAGTACTTCCCGTTTCTATTGATGCGGTTGGTGGAGTTATTGAAAGCACAGAAACATATGTAAGCATGAAACATGAAGACTTAACTATAGCGAATGTAGCCCTTAATACAATTCTTATTATTAATGGTGTGCATTATGTGGTTTACAATATCGAAGATGATCATTCGGGAATGGTGAACGTATTCTACCGTACTGAACAAGGTCAATCCTTCGCTGAGGATTACTAATGGAACTAGTAAAAAAAGTTCGGCAGGTTATGAAGTTACTAATCAATGCCGATAAAAATATGACTACATCAAGGGATAAAGATGTATTCAATGAGATAGCATTTAATTTCAGCTTTGAAAGTTTAGCTTTTGGATCATCTCGCAAATCAGGATTGTTTACTATTCAGTACTTGGTAAGTCCTAAACCCGACAGTGGGAATACTGCACCATCAGTACAATATGATCAGGTTATAAGCACTTTCGATAGTGAGAAAGCTAAGATATTTAAAGATGCAGGTTTAATTATCCTTTCATGTACATATGAGCAAGGGGATATTGTAACCGATCCAGTATCTGGCTCTGTTAGTCTAGCCTTCACCATAAATATTCATGTTGCAGAAAAATCAAAATAATAAGGGAATATTCATGGCAGACATTTATACGGGTAATGGTCTTACATTATCCTACAACACAGATACGGGTAACCGTTCACCACAGGGAATAGGTAACGTAACAATCAATAACGTAGCTGTATTCCCCTCTCTACAAATTCAATCAAGAACAACAGAAGTTGAGACATACGATAGTGAATACAGTTCTATACTCCTAGCTGAACAAGATACTGCACCATTAGATATTGTCGTTATTTATACTGGAGATGAATCACAGCTCTTTCTGGATGAATGCACAGAAAATCAGGATGAATTTCAGCTCATTATTAATTATCGGCAGAGTGAAGGTACTGTAGATTACGCGATCCTAAACGGGGTTATCAGTGCGTCTATGCTCAATGGTGATAAAGAAACGGTATTAACTAAGACCTACACTTTCCAGCCCACTGAAGTTGTCAGCCGGGTAGTAACGGCAAACTCTCTACAGCCTCTTATACAGGGTGATTATGGCATTGGCAGTAATGGTAGTGATGTTCCTCAATATGAGACTGACGTAGTAACCGGGAACGGCTTTATCAAAGTACCTTCAGGTATGCCAGGAAACCCAGCCAGTACGGATCTCATGGGTGTAGGTTTCGTTGATGCGGGAAGCACAGCAGCCATTGCAATGACAAAAGCCGGTAGTTTAGGGATCTTTGCACGTAACCAGAATACTGCATGGACTCGTATCTATACGGCTACACAGATGGATGCACGGTATGTACCTCTTACCAGAACAGTAAACCGTAAGCCCCTAACTACTGACATTGTACTGACGCCTAGTGATGTTGGGGCAGTACCAGTAGAGCGTTCCGTGAATGGATATGATCTGAGTAAGGATGTAGCACTAAGCAAAAGTGATGTAGGACTATCTGAGGTACTAAACGCGAAGCAGCTCGTGCAGGCCAGCAATCTTAGTGATGTACCTGACGTTCCCACAGCACGTAATAATCTGGGCTTGGGTTCGATGGCTATACAAAACGCAGACCAGGTATTGATCACCGGGGGCAATGCAACGTTCAACAGTAATGCTAACAATCCTCTTACGCTCATATCAGCTAACCCTACTATCAAGTTCCAGGATACAGACGCTGGCAGTACTCCCTATGTGATCGTTAATGATCTGCAATCATTCCGTATTCAGGAAACCAATACCGGCGGCCCTAACGTTTTCACCTATGATGCAGGAAATAAAACATCTGTTATCAACAAACTAGTATTGACTAATGCATTAGGGATTGAATCTGGCGGTACTGGAGCCACTACCGCAGCGGGGGCACGAAGTAACCTTGACGTGTATAGCAAGTATGAGAGTGATGTACGCTACGTAGATGGTACTGGCGATACCATGACCGGGCAGTTAGTTGTGCCAGCAGCTCAGGGATTACGTACTGCTTCAAATGCCGGAATGTGTGCATCACTATCAAGTGAATCAGCACATGCGATGATCTGGCGTCATAACAATGATAAGTCGGTCAAAGCAGATGAGTTTTTCGGTATCAATGGCAGCTCTCAATTATTATTCCGTCAGGCAGTTGATAGTGTTGGTAATTCGATTGATCGTCAGATATATCATACCGGGTTCAACCCAACTGCAAAAGATGTTGGAGCATTCAGTAGTAATGTAAATGCACTACAGGCAGGAAATAATTTAAATTCATTTGATGGTACTAAAGAAGGCAAATATTACTGTAATTTTAACTCCAGTGCTACTCCTTCCAATAACTATCCAGTTCAGGTTGCAGGCGTATTAATTGTTTATCAAAATAATGCAATTACACCTAACTCATGTACCCAACTGTATTACCCATTTGAACGTGATGATGTATACATGCGTCGTTGCTATTATAGTTCTGCTACATCCAGTAATGTATGGAGTCCCTGGGTTCGTACATATGGTACAGCAGCAGATAGACGTAATGATATGGGACTGGGTAATAGTGCAGTACTTAACGTTGGTACAGTAGCTGGGACCGTAGCAGCAGGTAATGATATCCGTTTATCAACAATTGATGGTAAATCTGGTGGAGCAATCAGTGGGAACATTTACGCCTCGCAGAGTAATGCGATAGGGGTATTAACACAGGTTGGTGGTAATAAAACAATTATTCTCCAAAATTCTCCTAATGACGGGGTTACTGGAGGTTATGTAAATAATATTTCTGGAAACTGGTACAGAGATTATTGGCAGTTGGGACTTGTTCGATCTGCTACGGCAGCAATGACTACTATTCAAATGAACGTTGTTTCACCTGAATTAGGTCAGGCAGCAAGTTTTATGTGGTATCCAAGCGGAGTATCTCATGCTGAAAAACATGACGCATCCGGGCAGATGGGATCGTGGAATGCCCCTGGTGATAGTGGAGTTAGTCCATATTTTGTCAGAACCACCACTAATAATGATTCAGGTTTTGCCGCAGCACTAACTTTTGGCACGTCTTCAACTGGTGGATACGGATTATCCACCTCAATAGGTGCTATCAGTGGAGGTAATAATGCATGGCCAAGTGTTGCTATGTATTGTTATGGAGATAATAGATATGGTCGTGCTTTTGTTTTTAACCCTGTGAATGCTGATATTAGTAGTTGGTCATCAGCTGTCGGCGGTTTTGACGGGCAAAGTTACATTTACCAGAAAAATCCAAATTGTGACATTAAATTAAAAGATGATGTTGATTACACTGATGGTAAAGTAGCTTTTAACAATATTATGCAGATTAAACCTGCCACATATATATATAAAGCAGATGAAAAGCGTCGTGTTCGCCGTGGCGTAATTGCACAGGATATGCAAGCAATTGATCCAGAGTACGTGAAACTTCTCAAATTCAATGAAGAAATTGAAGGGGAAGATACTATTGAACAACTTACCTTAGATAGTAATCCAATCATGCTTGATAATTTACTTGCTACAAACTACCTCGGCGGCCTTGTACTGGAACAACAGAAACAGATTGATGAACTAAAAGCTTTAGTACAGTCACTACTAGTTAATAAATAAATACAATCGGGGTAAATGGATTTACCCCGCAATTAAAATTATATAAGGATATATAAAATGGCAATGGATATTTTTTCTGGTGCAAATCTTGTAGTTGAATTGGGTACAGCAGGTGCTACCGTAGCTACCGATTTTAAACAAGTACCGGAAGTTGCAGCATTTACTACTTCAGGTTTCGAAAGTACTGTAATCGATGTAGTCACTTTTAATAGCAAATACAATCGCAAACTATTAGGTACGAAAAGCATTCCAGATATCGAATTGAAAGTAAATTTCATTCCAGATAATGAAATGCATGAGAAATTAGAGCAATTAGCAGCAGATCAAAAACGCTGCCAGGTTCGCTTAAGTTACTATGAGGATGAAACCCACACCACAGGATTTTATGTAGTGTATACATGTTTCGTGTCCAGTACTACTCTTGGCGGAAACAAGGATGAAACAATTACAAAGACATTCAACTTAGCTGTAGATGGCGGGGAAGTTAAGAGCGGTATTCTACCAGAAGCTTAATAAACATATAAATAAAGGGAAGGCGGAAGCTTTCCCTTTTTACTGGAGAATACTAAGTGAATTTAAATGAACTAAAAAAGAAACTACAACCTAAACTACATGCTTTTGAGATTGAAGATACAACTATCTATATTCATCGCCCTACTGGTCGAGATTTTGAACATTGTACTGACATCAAAAATACTCTAATTCTGTGTGTGAAAGATGAGAACGGCGATCCGATTTTTTCGGCTGAAGACATTGATGGGCGTATTAACGTTAACGCTATTGATTTTGTAATGCAGAACGAAATCTATGCTGCAATCATCGCACTGGTTAGTAATAGTAATGCAGTGGATGAAATTGAAAAAAAGTAAGAGGTGATAACCAATTAAAGTACTTCTGCAAAATGGTTAATAAGCGAGGTCTATCACCAGAAGAATACTTTAACCTGGATAGTGAAGTGCTCGATATGCTTATGATTTACGATGCTTATATAGAACCTTCCGGTACGTATGTTGATATGTTGTTTCATGCATATAGTAACTACATCACCTCAATCAATAATCCCAATCTGACCAGTGAATCACGTAAAAAAATCACAGTTAAGGATTTTGATTTTCTGGATATTCTCAGTGCTGAAAACTTATCAACTCTTGAAAAAGCTGAGAAGCGAGAGGCTGAGAATCAAGAGAAGCAAGCTAATAACATTAATGCATTGGGTGAATATATAAAAAGAAAAGCATTAGGAAAAAAATAAGAATGGCAAATAATAATAGAATCCGATTCGATATTGATGGTGATACGTCCGGCTTGAATCGGGCTTTACGTGATGGTGAGAATGCATTACGTGATTTTGGAGATAATGCGGGTGGGATTGTTGGTGATCTTACAAGCCGTTTCGGCGGTATGGCAGGGGGATTTGCTACTGCAATGACCGGATTAGCCGGGGCTACTGCTATAGGGATCGGCGGTCTAACTGCTATGGTCAATTCCAGTCGTGAATATGTCCGTGAAATGAACGAGATTAGCCGTAGTACTGGATTATCAGTGGTACAGCTTCAGCAGCTCAGTAGTGCTTTTGCAGGACTGGGACTACAGATCGATAAGCTTGGGGATTTCAATAAAGACACCCTTGATAAGCTTGGGGATAGTTTCAGGGCTGGCGGTGGTGTTGCAGATGATTTGAAAGAGTATGGCTTAAACCTACAGGACTATAACAAATATCTGAAACAGGCAGACGGTGGTATGAAAGCAGTTATTCATACTTTCTATGCTATGCGTGATGCGGGTAAGTCGCAGGCTGAGATAGTAAACGTTATGGAAACGCTTGCCTCAGACTCATCTCATATGATTAGTACTTTGCAACAGTTCAAGAATGAAACTGAGGCAATGAACTATGTGCAGAGTCAGAACGCCGCAGTAAGTAACGAAGCCGCCCAGAACTACGCAGAGTTTGATAAGAATCTGGGTAAGCTAACTACCCAGCTCAAGGGAACGGTTGCCGATGGTCTTAACCCCCTTGTCAACGCAATGAATGCAGTAATCGACGCAGCTAACAAGAAACCGCATGAAGCGGGATTGTTTGAAGATCTCAACGAGCGTATCAAAACCTCTAAGGGGTCATTGCAGGATATGTTAGATATCTGGCAACAGTTACGCCTTGCGGGTGCATTAAACTATCAGAGTGCAGCTCTTCATACGGGCAGTATGGATAATGGTAAAAGTAACGAAGCTGCCCAGAAGCAAGATAATCTTAAGTCTCTGATGACTAATCTTCAAAATGATATGGCAGTAGTTAATGCCCCCCGCGATGGTTGGAAGGATAAAGCGAAGGAAGCTGAGGATGCAGCTAAGAAGGCAGAACAGGAACGTAAGAAACGTGAAGCGGCAGAGAAGGCCGCCAACACAAAACGTCTACAGGCACAGCGTAACCTTGAGGCAGCTCTAACACAGGTAGGTGAAACCGGGGCGGAGATACGCTTACAGCAGTTTGACAGGCAGCAGAAGGCTCTTATCCAGTCAATCACTGACAGTGCAAAAACTCTTGGGATTCCGGCAGATCAGTTAAAAAATTATATTGATAAAGCAAATGCAAGCGGTCTAACTAAGCGTAACGATTTGATCAACGGGATGATTGGCTATCAAGATCCTAATCAGGGCTTGAAAGATACAAATAATTTATTAAATTCCGGTGCATTGGGTTCCAGCCAGAAGAATTATCTTGCAGATCAGCAAGCACAGCGTATCAGTGGTGATAACCCATTTAGCTATAACAATACCGATCAAAAACTACAGCAAAACACAGAGGCTATGAATCTGGAGTTACAGCAGAATGATCTATTGCTAAAGGGTCATGAGGATTATGAAAAGCGAAAAGCAGAGATTACTGCTAAGTATAATGCTCAGGCAATTACAATTAGTAACCAGAATGCACAAGATCAATTAAGTATTTTTGGTGATACGGCTGAATCCTTAGCTAATGCAATGGTTGCAGCGTTCGGTGAAAGTAGCGGGGCAGCTAAGGCCGCAGCGGCAGTATCAAGAGGCATTACAATTAGTCAGACAATTTTATCAATCCAGTCAGCACTAGCCCAGGCATTAGCTACGCCATTCCCGCAAAACTTAGCGGCATACGCTCAAGTGGCATCACTTGGAATGTCCATCATCAGTACTGCAAAAGGTGCAAGTGGTCAGTTCCACGGTGGTATAGATGAGTTACCTTCTAGCTATGACAATAAATCATTTGTACTGAAGGCAGGCGAACGTGTAGTACAGCCGGAGGCTAATAAGAAGCTTACTCAGTTCCTTGATAATCAAAGTTCAGGTAATTTAGCGGGAGAAATCACTATCAACGCACCATTGATCGTACAGGGTGCTGTAGCAGATGATGATGCAAAGTTTCAGGTAATGTTGAAGAAGCACGCCAACAATGTTAATCAGGCAGTTAGAGACGCTCAAAAGCGTAATACATAATGTCATGTGACTACCTTACGGATTTAATTTTATAGATATTAATTCTCTAAGGTAGTCACGTAACAATCAAAGAGGGGGCCAGGTGCTCTCTTTTTTTATAAATACCTTATGAAATTAATGAGGTATTTTATGGCAAGTTTTTCAAAGAATGTGAAGGTTAATAACTTTCAAATCAAAAGCGTTGAGCCAATCTATAGTAATAAAACATGGACAGGTCAGAGAATCATGCGAAGTACTGGCATTCAGTACTATGAATTGCAATTCCAGCTTAGCTTTAATGTAGCAGATATAGGTGAAATTAATAGCTTCCTCGCTCAGTATTCACAAGGTATGCCTTTCACCTTTTCACTAGGTCATTTTAGTACTTACCGTGGATCACAAACGGGTGCTTTAACTAGCGAAGTTGAAGCCGCTAAGGGCACTCGTGTTATTAGTACTGATAACAATGCAATGGCAGTAGGTGAACTAATCCAGTTTACCAATCACAAGAAAATCTATCGAATTATCGAAAGTACTGGCAATACATTAACTATCTTTCCTGCACTACAAAACACCGTACAGGCAAGTGAACCGATTATATATGACAACTTAATGATCGAAGCCGTTCTAGATCCAGATAATGATTACTCAATGCCAATTACTAACATCATCACGCTACAGCTAAAGGCAACGGAGAATATTATCTAATGGATGAGAATATTTTAACGAATAAACAATTACTAAGATATTGGAACTTAGTAAGGGGCGGTAACAAACAACGCCTTACAGTAATGGAAGTTATGAGTTTGGGTGTACATGTAACATGTTTTGATGTATTACCTAAAGGTACAAATGGTTTTCACTGGACAGATTCACTTATTGATATTGATCTGGACGGAAACAAGTACATTAGCTTCCCCGATATCATTACCGGTTCATTACCATCTTTTACAGAAGAGAAAGGTATAAGTAATGATTCAATCAATTTCAAGGTTAGCAATGTCAACCAATCAACACGAGCACTTGCTTTTGGTGGATTCCTTAAAGATGCTCAGATGAACATAACCCTAGTAATCCTTAATCCCTATGACAGTACTGTATTGTATTCGATGCGTATGTTTAGTGGTTTTATTGACTACGTACAGGCAGTTGCAGATCCCAATCAGAAAAATAATGAAATGACCATATACGTTAACAGCGTATACAAAAAACTAGACAGACAACCACCCCTAATTGCAGCCAATTCGGTATATCAATCTCTCTATAAAGGTGATGAGTACTTTAGCTTATTAGGCCAGGTGAATCAGGATCAAATCTGGCGGTACAAATGATACATAACAAATTAATGAAAATCATTCAGTACTCGATTGATAACCCCTACCAGTTTGGTGATAACGATTGCAACCTAATTGTACTCCGCATTATCGATTTGTTCGCAGGAACATCATTATCCATACGTGAATATACGAGCGTTAAAGAGGGTATAGCAGGACTTAATAAGGAAGGGTGGAATCATACCGGGGAAATCGTTGAGGCGTACTGTGATGAGGTTACACACGTTATTGATGGTGATATTTGGCTAGATCCAGATAACCTATTAATCATGGCAGTAGTTGTAAGTGGTCGCGTTCTTGGAGTGAATGACGAACATAACGGTTTTGTACTTCAACCAATACCAAAAAAAGGAAAGTATTACAGAGTAAGGAAACAAGATAATGGGTAAAAAAATTGGCGGTTTCGTAGGTGCATTGATTACTGCTGTAGTGGTTGCGGCTGCCGTCTACTTTACAGGTGGTACAGCATTAGCTGCACTAGGATGGGGGGCGGCTGCCGGGGCGATCTCCCTTGTAGCAACAAGTATGCTAGGGCAAATTGGCGTAACGGGATATGGTGATGTAACTGATTCACTTAGCAGAAGTACATCACCAACAACGGGATTACCCGTAATTTATTCGGGTGAGTTACCGCATAAAAATGGTGTATCCGGTGGCTCGTTCGTACTTACTGGTACTATCTGTACCTGGTACAACATACCTAACAGTGATTCACAATATCTGTTCAGTGAACAGGCAGTATGTTATACGGGCGTGCAAAACCATATTGAGCAAATCTATATTGATAATGAGCCAGTACTTGCAGTTCCAGTTACAAGCGATGGGGTTGTACCTACTGCTAATATTGCAGGTAAGTATCAGGGACTATTGCAACTGGAAGTAACATTCGGTGGTGATTATAAAACTACTAAAACCCTAGCTAAACAATATGCCGGGCCTAAATGGACAGATAAATTCTTAGGGAAGGGTGTTTGCACCATTAGTGCAGTAATCAAGAAAACACAGGATTCTTTGGAGCAAAACCTATTAACAAATGATCAGTTTACGATGCAGGTTGAGCTTAAAGGGCAGGAAATATTATCCCTTGTTACTGGTACTAAATTCGCTACATCAAATCCACCTTCAATAATTTATGATTATCTGACTAATACAATATATGGAATGGGCATTGAGCCAGCACTGATTAATCTCGATACGTTTATTGAAACTGCTGCATATTGTCATCAACTAGAATATTACGCGAATGGTGCGATAAGCTATCAAAATACATATAAAGAAAACATTGAAAGTATCTTGCAAGTTTTTGGCGGTATTATGTATGTACATGCAGGCCAAATATGCATGACCACAGACCGTAAAACACTCTCTGTTGCATCGTTTGATGAACATAATATGGTTGGTTCAGTACAGATTACTACTAGTGGCGGTACTGATTATTTCAACACAGTTGATGCAAAGTTTGTTAACCCATTATCCATGTACGCAACCGATGTTTTACGCATCCCATCAGATATTACTACTGATGAAGCTATCAAACATGATGGGCAGGTTATCACCCTAAGCCGGGACTACTCCTGGTGTTACGATCAAGATACATTGGCAAGGATGGTCAACGTTGATGTACTGAAAGCGAAGTATGCGTTGCGAACAATCAGCTTCACCACCAGTGAGGGCTGGGATCTCAAAGTATGGGATGCGATTGGTGTTAAGAACGATGAGTTAGCCATTAATGGCAAGTTCAAAGTACTGTCAAAGGATGTAACAATCGATCAAGAGAACGTAGGCTATGTAACTATCACGGCAGTTGAAGCACCTGATGCTATGTATGATGGTGTCGATCCGGGTATCTGGTCGCCGGGTGGTGTAATTAATTTCCCGCAGCTAACCGTTATACCGCCTACAGAATTAAATGTTAACCGTATGGGTAACATCACAAGCGGCTCTGTAGTGGAGATGAGCTGGAAGGGCAGTACCGATCCTTACCTACGGGGTTACTATGTCTACTATCGCCTCAGTGATGCAAGCAATTGGACGTATGTGGGTAGTACCTCAAAGTATCAGACCAATTATGAGTTATTCAATCTAAGCGATAGTGACCGTTATGATTTTGCCGTAGCGGCATACTCAAATATTGGGTTAGTCAGTGACAAGTTAACGCTACTGGGACTAGTACCATCCTACAGCTTTGCCCTACCTGCTGTAACTGGCCTGCACCTTTTAAACAACACAGTTAGTCAGTACGAGACGGATAGTGGCGACTTCAACATTGCCTGGAACGATCAGACAAACCTTAAGGTTAACGGGCGTACCTTTTCTGAGTACTTCAAACAGTACGAGGTAAGGATCTACAACGGTAATACTCTCGCGTATACCTACAATACGCAGCAACCCAGTTTTGATTTTACCTTTGAGAAGAACGCCGCAAGGATTCGTAAACCTACCATCGGGATTATCGCAAGGGGCTATACAAGCGGTACGTACTCTGAAGAGGTCAAGATCACTGTTGAGAACAAGCAGCACAAAGCCCCAGCAGGAAGTTATAAAATTGCCCCTGGCTACAAATCTTTATTCGTCGATTGGGATGATACTAAGTTAGAGCGGGATTATGTCGGTACGTATATCAGTATTCAGAACACAGTGAACAGTACTGTAACGAATATGAATACTGCTTCACCACAGTTCACAAGCTTCAATCTGGTTGAGGGAACATACAAGGTTAAGCTAGCCCATTACGATATATTTGGAATAGATAATCTAAACTATACGCCGGAGAGTACTATCACTGTAAGTGGTGATTATCATTTCTCGGAACAGGATGTTGAGAACATTAATGATATTCTGAATCTCAACACTCGTCTGTCTGATACGCTTGATGATGCAATTGCTGCTGCATATGCGAATACAAATACAGTAGTTACACAGACTAAACAGGAATTTGATAGTAAGATTTCTGCCAGTCAGACACTACTACAGACTCAGATCACTGATAACAATAGTGCCATGAGTCAGCGTATCGGTATTGTTGAATCTAGTGTAGGGGATAATAATTCAAAGATTGTTAATCTTACTCAGACAGTAGCAAATAATAATAGTGCACAGACACAATCCATCTCCCAGTTGCAAAGTACTTTCAATAATCAGATCGGTAGTGTTAATACACAGTTAAGTACTAAGGCAGATGCCGCAACGGTTAACAGTTCCTACACGATGAGCGTAAATGCAAATGGTGTAGTTGCTGGTTTCAAACTACTTGCCAGTACTGGAGCTACTAATACCAGTGCCATGTATTTTGCAGCGGATAGGTTTATTATTTCACCTACGTATGGGGTAACAACTAATGCTGTTGCACCTTTTGCTGTGTATAACGGTATCGCATATCTGAACAATGCAATCATCGCTGATGCCAGTATAGGTACTGCAAAAATTAGTGATGCTTCCATTACAGTATCAAAGATCGTTGATGGACATATTACCAATGCAAAAATACAGGATGGTGCAATTACAAATGCAAAGATAGCCAATACTATTCAAAGTAATAACTACTATCCAAACTACTCTGGCTGGCAGATTAATAAGGATGGTACTTTCTATATCAATGGTAATGGCGGTACAGGTAGACTAATCATCAATAATAACCAAATTCTAATATATGACAATAACAGTGTCTTACGTGTACGTATGGGATTATGGTAATAAATAGTTGAGGGGTTATCCCCTCAATATCTTAAAGGAATAAGAAATGAATAATAATTTAATCATCAATAGTAATGGTAGAAAAATAACCAATGGGGATAGGGTCTTTTATAGCAATGGGTGGAGAGTTAACAATATTGATCCTGAAGGTTACACCTTTAAACTAATCAAAGACAAAGTTGAAATAAAACTACGCAGTAAGAAGGACTGATTATGTCACAAGGTCTTCAATGCTGGGATGAGTATGGGAGGTTAATAGTAGATGTTGGTGATTACAACATGCGTTATATCGGTACTGTTAATCTTAACGTCGGTCCTGGAGCTAATGCATGGTCTGTACCTGTTCAGGGGATGCGTCCTAATGGATGGTTAGCAGTGTTGCGTACCAGTTTGTACTGGAATGATTACTACTGCATACCGGGCAACAATGCCTTCACAGTGCAGTACCTACCAGTCTCATCACCGTACACGGCAACACTCACATTTGATATATACAAGTACGATGTTTAAGGGGGAACCATGTCAGGTTTCGGGGTTTACAATTCAAATGGTGCACTCACTATTGATTCAGATAACAAATCTATTGTGATGAGTACCGTTAAGGGGATGGGAGGGCTGTCAGATACAGGTTTCTATCGGTTCATAAGCGATTTTGGCGATGGCGGCAATCTGGGTTTTTTGGCAAGTGACTTCTTCCCCGCTACCGGGTTGCGATGGTATCAACCACAGGTGAATGGTAGCTACTGTTTTCCGGGTGCATCTCTCTTTCAGGCCAATACAGGCCGCTTTATGATTTGTTCAAATACTACAGCTTTACAGAGTGGGTATCTTAATGTGTTCGATGGAGCAGGTCAACTAATCTGGAGTGCGGCAAGTGCAGGTACTATGCCACGGATAATGGATTTTTTTACTGTACCATCATCCCATGATCTTGCTACAACATTGACGCTAAACACAGCGTTTGCTGATCCGTGGATTTGCATCAGTCAGTGTCCAGGCAACATCTCATCTGATGGTATTCAGGGTGGATACTCAGGTTTACTAGTTCGCCGTCTTAGTAGTACTCAGTTTCAATTACAGTACATAAACAGGTTTCAGAAACCTTATCGTACTGCGATGGGTAACAGTGGATTGCGTATAGCACTGGCATACTTCACCGGGTACTAAATAATATAATAATAACAATAATGAGGCAGTTTATGGAAATGGGTGTAATTATTTCTCTCATCATTTCTGGACTTTGTTTACTCTGGACAATCTACCGTGATAAATCAGGTGATACATCTGAAATACTAGAGCGTGTATCACAAGTAGAAACTAAGGTGCTTTTAGCTGAAAGTACTATAGAGCGTTTGGAAGCAGAGCAGGACGAAATGAAGAAGATGCTTAGAGGACTGGAATCACAGATCAACCAACTAAATGTTAAGGTTGAACGTATTCTTGCAATTCTGGAAAGTAACAAAGGGGCATAATAGCCCCTTCGTTATTTGTTTCTAAGTTGTGAAATCATACTATCTATTCGATTAGGTGTCTGACGATACCAGAGAGAATCCTTAGCCTGTTTAATCGCCTCACTATAGTTTTGCATTTTCAATGCTGCAATCAACTTCTTGAACTTCTGAACGCCACCTAATCCTAATTGAAAAACCATGATAATCATAAAATCATTCCAGTCATCAGGTAGGGTAAGTTGTAGTACTTTCACGTTGGTTCGTGCTATAGCAATATCTTTATCAAGTAATGCATCAGCTTGTGCATCGGTAAGGCCAGCACTGAAATCTTCACCACGTTTGATCAAGTGACCATAGCCAATAGTCGCGAAACCTTCACTATCATAATAAGGGTAAAATCTCCCATTACGGTAGTACTTCATCTTTGCCTGATAAGCTGCTGTACCCTCATATTCCTTTAATCTTGTTTTTATATCCATTCAATAAATACCTTATAAATTATTAATAAAGGTATTTATATGTGTGAATGGAATTATGCTGATACTTGGACGGAACAGGATGTAACTAATGGAATGTATGCAGGTTTCGTTTACATGTTTCAGTTTGAGGATGGTACTAGTTATATTGGATCAAAACAGATTTATAAGCGTGTTAAGGATCGTAAAAAAATTAAAAGCACTTCAATTGAAAATGGATGGCGTGCGTACACCAGTAGTAGCAAGGTTGTAAATGGTAAGATTGATAATGGTGATAACTATACAAAAACTATCCTATGGTGTTTCCCTACGATGAATGAAACGCTATTGGTTGAAACTATTCTTATCCTTTCAGAAGGTCTAAAGCCCCATAATCTTAATCTTGCCGTTATGCATAAAGCAAGATTACCAACTGGTGAAAATAAACGCCGCTTACATGGAATAGTGCAGGAGCTGCTATCATGGTTAAACTGAAGGATTAAATATATATGTTGAAAGTAAAAATAAATGGAATAGATAACTCAAGGGCTTATCTTAATAAAACAGGTGAGAAGTTAGGTAGAAACTTCCAGAATGAAATAATCAAAAGGTCAAGAGAACTATCCATTAAGATGCAAAAAGATTTAAACGATTCTGTAGATAAAGGTGCAGTACCATTTACTAACCGTGCAGTACTATTCCTATACAGAAAAAAGGGTACGGGTGTTAGTACTACAATCATGATCAAAGACATTCAGGCTCATTACCTATATGAAGTACTGGTACAGCCAAAAGCTATTGATAAGTTCATACCTACCAGTAAGGCACGTTTAACCAGTCAGGGGAACATTGCCGGGCTTAAACGAAACCTCTCAAATGGTCGCTTCAAGGTCGTGAAGGGTAAGAATGGTAAAGAACGTTTGATTGATACTAAACAGAAGAAGAAAGAGAAACGTGTGATCGCTGTACGTGAAAACAAGAAGCGAAAGCTAATTTATGATTTCTACAGAAATGCAGAGAAGGGAGCAATACTGATAATGAGTGACATACGTGGCTCATTTATAGTTAAGAAGGGTTAGGATGAATTTTGAAGAACACTATGGTGAATTGACTGGAGAAATCGAACTGAACGGTTTAGTACCCTATGCTAACAGTATGCCAATTCACAAATGCTTTTTGGGTAAGAAGTTCCAGAAAGTACTAAAAAAGAAAAAAATTAATATTGAACACTTTATGAATGTTTGCTTTGAAACGCAGCAGGATTTTACTGAGGGTGAGTTACTAACATGGTCACTACAGGGTGAAGGAATGGATGTTTATGCAATTGAGTGTAAGCAGCTCTTTGTGAAAGGTAAGCATTTCTGGGTGTACTGTGTGGGGATCATTGAATGATAAGCGTAATAATTGAACTGATGAAGTCTGGGTTAGACTTCTTCTTGAAGAAGAAGACTATCGAAAAAGAAGTAACCCAAACTAAAGCAGACGGACAGATAGAAACCAACAAAGAAGAAATTGAGAAAGTTACCTTTCACTGGCGTAACGCTTTAGGATTTGTGATTACCCTAATCATCCTCTACAACTGGATCATCGTACCTGTACTGGATGCTTTCGGTATTGTAGTGATTCAAGTTCCATTAGGGCAGCTATTGCAAGTACTGCTTATCATGGTTGGTGGAAGCTAAGAAAGCCCCTTATGGGGCTTTTTTTGTTTTTTTGCATTTAAATTTAACTATATGATAAAAGATAGTTGACAGTAGTACGATGAATCCTACTGTTCCGTAACCCCATCGATCATGTATATTTGATGCTTTATCCATTACAGCAACTGGTATTGATACAAATGCTACTGCAACACTAGATAAAAACCAGAAGTCAATTTTTTGGCCTCTAAATTCCACATATTGCAATTTCTCTCTCACTAAGCTGGTTCCGGGAATTATTGTAAGTATTAAGGCATAAACTCCCAACGCACCCAATGTAGTGAGTTCTGCGAATTTAAGTAAAAAAATTATAACTCCATTAGCTACAACAGCCATTAAAAATACCACAAAGAACTTTATACCCTTGAAAAAAGCATTCATGCCTACCCCCTGAATACGCGTGCTTAAATTTTGAAAGGGTATCTTATGGCAAGAATTAAAAAAAAGGAATCTGCTAATCAT